ATGGAAATGTCAATTAAATCAATGACTTACAACACCCCATGCGCTCAGGAATTTGCAGCTCTACACCGGCGCGACCTGTGAGATCGGCTTCGCAAAAACGGGACTCCGGGATGGGGCGGCTACGGGGGGTATATCGAGTTACACACAGGGGCGGGTTTTGAAAAAAGCGACTTCAAAAAAAGAGACTCCCGAATTAACGGAGGATCAAAAGGAAAAAGCGGCGGAAATTGCAAAAGCTATTGCCGTAGTGAAAGAGCACAAGCGCACACATAGACTTGATCAGTTTAAGCCATACCCGTGGCAATCAGAATTTTACAAAGCGGGTTTAAAAAACAAGCAGCGTCTGCTTATGGCGGCTAACCGAGTTGGAAAAACATTTTCTATGGCTGTTGAGGTCGCGTTTCACCTCACCGGCTCATACCCCGACTGGTGGAAAGGCATAAGATTCACCAAGCCGGTGTCAGTCTGGTGTTTAGGTGTCTCTGGTGAGCAATTGCGCGACGTTGTGGTCAAGGAGTTGTTCGGTGCCTATTTAGGTGACGGCAAGTTCGACGGAAACGGCCTGATTCGGCAAGATCAGGTCTATCAGGTCACCCCGGCAATGGGTACGCCAAGGCTCCCAAGGGACGTTGCGGTCCGCTACGCCACTGGTAACACCTCATTGGTATCGTTCAAGTCTTATACACAGGGCCAGCATGTCTTGATGGGCAGCTCGCAGGATTTTATTTGGGTAGACGAAGAGCCAACCGACAATACCATATATCCCCAAGTGCTCACCCGCACAGCCACTGGGAACGGCGGAGAAGGCGGCTACGTCACAATGACATTTACGCCAGAAAATGGCGTGACTGAACTGGTCAGCCAGTTCATGGATAACCGGCAGGCGGGTCAACACTTAGCGAACGCGACTTGGGAAGATGCCAAGCACCTAAATAAAGAGACCAAAGAGCAACTGCTAGCCGCAATTCCCGAATATCAAAGAGACATGCGCTCCAAAGGTATCCCGGTGCTTGGCGAGGGCATGGTGTTTGCGCTATCCGAGGAGGTTATCAAGTGCGAACCGTTTGAGATCCCTGCCCACTATAAGAAATTGTGCGCAATCGACTTCGGGATCACCCACCCCACCTGCGTGGTCTGGACGGCCTACAACCCAGACAACGACACTATATTCGTCTACGACTGCTATAAGCGCGATGGCGAGATACCGGCGGTTCACGCCTCCGCCATCAAGTCTCGCGGCAAAACAATCCCGATGATCTATCCCCACGATGGGGACTCCACAGAAAAAGGCTCAGGCAAGACGCTTGCAGAGATGTACATAGAGGCCGGTGTCCTGATGATCGGGCGATTCACAAACGCGGACGGCACCAACTACGTCGAACCCGGTTTAATGGAAATGTTAGAGCGTTTCAGGACCGGCAGATTACAGGTGTTTAGCAACCTGACACCTTGGTTCGAGGAATTCCGCCGATACCATCGAAAGAAGGGAAAAATCCACAAAGAATACGACGATCTGATGGACAGTACACGCTACGCCGCTATTTCGGTTACCCGATTCGGTCAGAACGACGCAGAACAAAAACAACTTGGAAACAAAGAAGGATATTTGAGCAATGAATATGACTATTGAGATGGACGAGCGAGAAATCCTTTCGACGTTAGAGAGAAACATAGACGCAGCGGACACCTATGCTAATTCTGAGGTAGGTCACCAGCGTGATAAGGCCCACCGATATTATTACGGCGAGCCTATGGGTAACGAGGTCCGTGGCAGATCACATCATGTAAGCCGAGATGTTTTTGACGCTGTTGAGGCGGTCAAAGCAATGATGTTGGAGACATTCAGCGCCGACAAAAATATATGCCGATTCGATCCACAGTCTTCTGACGATGTAAACACTGCTCGGTTGGCTACAGCATGGACCAACTATAACTTCTATAGGCAGAACAACGGACACAAGATCCTAGCCGATGTGATCCACGACGCGCTTGTTGCAAAAACAGGGGTTGTTAAGCGTTATTGGAAAGCTGACTACAAATATGAAATGGAAGAGTTTGAGCAGTTCAGTGAGAACGAGTTCAGCCTAATGCTGTCGGCCCCAGATGTTGAGCTTGTTGAGCTGGTAGAGGAGTCTGTTGAGGTTTTAGACGAGCAGACCGGCACCGCCTACTCGCAGCTAGTTTTCAGTGGCACCACAAAGCGTAGAATCGACACATCCAAGGTATGCGTTGAGACCGTCGAGCCAGAGGACTTCTTGATCAACCCACGGGCAAAAACCGTCGAGGACAGCGACTTTTGCTCGCACCGAATGGCGCGGACCCGTGGAGAGCTTTTGTCAGAGGGCTTTGAAGAAAATGTAGTCGCCAAGCTCGATAACGATGACACGTTTAAAGAGGACGGTTCTCTGGGCCGCGACTCCATCGACAGCAACCGAGCTGATAACTTTGGTTCCAACGACAGTAAGGATCGGGAGTACGTCACTTTATACGAGTCTTACATAAAGCGTTACGACCAACAACTTAACGCATGCGTATATTACAAATGTTTGCACAGCCGCCGGGTCATGTTGGACATGGAGCTTGTGAGCGAGATGCCCTTTAGAACATTTACGCCCTTCCCGCTGCCTCATAGATTTTATGGCATGTCACTGGCGGACCAGTTATGTGACTTACAGAAGACGATGTCTAGCCTTAAGCGCGGGGTTGTGGATCATCTTATGTTGACAACCACCTCTAGGTGGGTCGCTAACCTGTCACTGGTCAAGAACCCACGCGACCTGTTGGATAACCGTGTTGGTGCCGTGGTGGATGTGATGTCCCCGAACCCTGAAAGCGTGGTAAGGCCACTGCCCACCCCGCAGTTAAACAGCAACGTATACGCCGCCATCGAAAATTTCGAGCAAGAAAAAGAGCAGCGATCTGGCTCTAGCAGAATGAGCCGTGGTATGGACACAACTGCGGTCAGCAAGCAGAACAGCTCCGACTTAATCAATACGTTTATGAACGCCTCTAACCGGCGAATCATGGTGATGTGCAGGAACTTTGCCGAAAACTTCCTTAAGCCTCTGATGCAGGACATATACCGCCTCGGTGTGGAGTATGAGAACGAGACGGCGATGCTACAGCTAGACGGCGAGTTCCAACCAGCTACCCCCTCGGCGCTTGGTGACCGCACCGAGATGACCGTTGCCGTGGCGCTGACACCAGAGGAGCAGGCTAACGAGGCCCAGATGTTATTGAGTCTGGACCAGCAGTTTTCTATGAACCCACAAGATCCGAGTGTTGGAGGCCTCTACGGCCCACAGCAGAGGCACGCCCTGCTGTCTCGCGCCTTTGACCTGCTGAACATAAAGGATGGTGCGTCTTTCTTGCAAGATCCAAACGATCCGGGCTTCCAACAGCAGCAACAGCAAATGCAACAGCAGCAACAGGAGATGCAGGCTCGTCAGGAAGAGATCGAGAAATTCAACGCTGGCATGACTGCTCGTCAGGTTTCAGTGCTTGAGGGCCAGCTAGAGCTGGATGTTGTGAAGGAACAGAACCGCATGATATTGGAATTGGAGAAGCAGGAATTCACTGAGGAAGAGAAAGAAGCTCGTTTGATGCTGGACACAGAGAAGCATTTGCACGACATCGAGCGCGATCAAGCGGAACTGGAAATTGAAAGGGAGCAGAAGAGGAATGTCAGCATTGGATGATTTAAGCAGATTTGATGCTTTTTTGAAGAAGGCCGAGGAGCGTAAGGCTCCAAAGCCAACTTACAAAGAGGCAATGAAAGACTTCGAGGCCTACAAGGCGCAAGAGACTGCGCCGGTAGACAAGGACGGAGAAAAAACCAAGAAACCAAAGCAACCTGAGAAGGACTTTTTATGAGCACGATAGACGAGATGGAAATGCACGAAATACAGGGCAAGGCAGACGCGGCAAACGCAATGATGAACTCTGCTGTTTTCAATGAAGCATTCACAATGATGAATCAGGGGATTGTTGACCAAATTTTGCAGACCCCGGCGGATGCACCCGCAGAGCGCGAAAGGCTCTTTTCAATGTTCAAGGCTGGACAGATGTTTGTTCAGCAATTTGCTACTCTTATCAACAACTTAGAGTTGCGCAAACAACAGGATGAGGTCTAAAATGGCTGAATCTAACATAGAATTATCAGAGCAAACCGCAACGGACTCTCTTAATCCAACTGAAATTGAACGTTTGACCGCGCTGTTGGAGTCCGATCTGGACGAACCTGAAGCTGGCGAGACATCCGATCAAGAGGCTGACGAAGCCATTGTAGAAGACGAGGTTGTAGATGTACCCGAAGACGAAACCGCAGAATACGAGGAGGTCGAAACCGACCCAACCGAGGACTCAGAAGCGGAAGACTCCGAACAAGAAGAGCTAAAATTTACTGTTGGTGACGAGACCGTCACCGTCGAAGAATTAAAGTTGGGGTACTTACGCCAGAGTGACTACACACGAAAAACGCAAAATATAGCGACAGCAAAACGGGATCTAGAAACTAAATCCGCAGAAGCTGACGCGACCATGAATGCGTTGATGTCGGCGGCTGGAGCTGACCTTTCACGTTTTGAAGGCGTGAACTGGGAGCAGGTAGCCATCGACACACCTGATCAATACAAGCAGGCCAAGGCGGCCTATGAGCAGACGCAGTCTACCTACAACTATATCAAGGCGCAGGCAGACCAGTTCCAAG